CGGATTTTGCTTCCGCCCGTCCTTTACCCAATGGTACACCTTCCCCTGCCACTCCTTGTGATTTTCAGGGCCGATGCCCGCATCTCTCGCTCCTATATGGGCCGAGACCTCTACAAGATCAGTTTCCAGATATTCGGCCGAAGCCTCGGAATATTTGTGGCACACCTGAGCAACGCCCGTCATAACAGCACGCCTTACGGCAACATCGGCGTGGTCATAATGGATCCTGCCCTCGTTGTCGTACCGCACAGTCCTTATCCCATCGTCTGAGAGCTGCCGAACGGCGTCGTATATGGCCTGATTATATGACACTACACCGCTCCTCACCTTCAGCGCCGCCCTGTCAAGGGCCAGCCTGTACGCCTCGGCGCCGTCTGTGAGACGCACTATCTTTCCCCCCGACCTGACGGCAAAGCCCATTGACCGTGTGATATTCTCTATCTCTCCCTGTGTCTGCTCTATTATGGCGGCAACCTCCATCGGGCTCAGCCATATATCGGGCTTTGTGATCTCGGCGGCGTCGGCCAGCCAGTCGTAATACTCGGCGTTCCTTGCCGATACATCAGAGAGCAGTTTGTCCACATCGGAGAGAGATATCCGCGATACCTCCGCTATCTTCCGCTTTATCTCATCAAGGGGTATCCCGTGACCTCTCAGGGCTTTTATAGCCTCCACCGCCATCTGATTTAACTCCCCCGACACCTTGAGACGGGAGCATATCTCATAAAGGAGATCGGCCTCAAGCTGTCTGTACTTGTCCGCCAGCGCCTCCGGCAGCGCGTCAAGTATCTCAGGGTCAAAAGGGTACCTCAATTACTCCACCTCGTCCTGTACCGGTTCCGTCAGTTCCTCCATCCCCGGCATCATCTTTTTCGCCGTCTCCTCGTCCTCGCCCAGATACTTGACTCTCATCTCCCAGTCGTTAAGCACACCGGCGGCAAGCAGCTGCATATCCCTTATAAACTCGCTCTGCTTATCCTCTATAATGGTGTCGTCGAAGTTTATTGTTATTTTCACATCTTCGTCAAGGCCCTGCCCCATTGCCGTGTTCCCCAGCCGGAGCAGGATGCGGCACAGCTCCGTAAGCACGCTCTCAAGAATTATCTCGTGTTTTTTTATGGTTCTGAAAAGTGAGCTGTTCTCACTGATGATCTGTGTTGCCGTCGAAACGCTCCCCCGCTCAAATTTATAGTGATTTTCGCCGAACCCGCACTTGCTTGAAAGAAGATTGAGCTGATCCTGTATCCCCGTGTTGTGCTCGGCTGTGCGGAGCGACATGTCTATCTCCTTTATTACCGTGTCGTCGCCGGCGTCTTCAGGCAGGACATAATAAACAAGGTCAGTGCTGTCGAACACGGGCTCTCCGTCTATGTAATTTGTCGCCGAGGGCTTTACCATTATGCGCTTTTTGCCAAGCACGAACTCGTTGACATAGCTGTCATAAGCTATATCCACGCCCTTGAGGATGTCTATGGCGTTGGCAAAGACAGGTATTCCCAGCGGCAGGCCCTCATCTATGTTGTTTACGATATTCAGCCTGTCGATCACAAACTGCCTTTTGTCGCTCCCTGTGTGGATAACAGCCGGGACACGCTCAAAGCCCTTGACGCCCGATAGCTCCGTCTCCGTGAGACTGCCGTTATGGAGCCTGTATATGTGGTTTTCTATCTCGTAAAGGCCGCTGTCGTTTTTTCTGTGGATTTGGAGATAGAGATAATCCTCCCCGTTTACCGTCGTGACGCTGTCAAAGGCGCACTCCGTCACTATGCCGTTTGACCAGGCAAGAGGCCGGATATGCTCAACCGTTACATAGTCTATGGCTATGCCGTCGGCCTCCCCTGTAAGCGCGCCGTCTACGGTAACCAGCGCGCCCGTCACCCTCGGGATGTAAGCCGCCGTGCCGACCGCCGCCTTGAGCTCCTGATACTCATTTATCTTTACCCAAAAGTTGTTGGCGGCAAAAACAGAGTCTATATACTCCTGCTCCCGCTCTCCCTCAAGAGTTATCTTTACCTTTTCGTTCATTAAGAGGCTTGCTATATCCTCACAGAGTTTTTTCCCCATGCCGAGGGAGTACCGCTTACAGGATACCACCCTGTCACCGTTTCTCACCCTGTACGAGTGGAATTTATCCGCCTCGCCCCGGTACCAGCTCCGCCATACCGCCGCCTGCGCGTAAAAGCTCTCGCCGATAGTCTTGTGTCCCAGCTCCTCCAGAGCTTTTGTAATGTCCATCTCTCTACCTCCCGTAAGATATAAGCTGTCTGTACTGCGGCTCTATTGCATACTCAAAGGCGTCCAGACTGTCAATATCGCTGGTGCCGTCGTCAAGCCGCTCGTCCTCGTATTTTTTAGGGTCATACACCGCGCTCCGGAAAGCGTCTATAAGGCGCGGGCATCTGTCCGATACAAAAAGCCGTCCCTGACTCATAAGCAGGAGTTCAAGCTTTATCCTGTCGTTTATGGGCATCTTGAGAGCGTTTTTGACCTGCGTTTTAAGCCCGTATCGGGAGACTCCGGTCATAAGCCCCTTTATAAGGACCTGCTCGGCGCTGTCGGCTCTTGTCTGCGCCGGGCCGTAAGATGCCGTCACCCGCTCAGTAAAGGCGGCATATCTTCTTATGAGCCGCTCCGGATCAATGCTCTCCTTCTTGTGGTCTATATATTCCTCATCCAGAGCGACCACCCGGAAGTCCCGTGTAATGCCCACCGCCTGAAACTTCGTAGCCGAGCCCGACCCGCCGAAGTCAACACCGATGTTTATATACGCAAAGCCTCCCTTTTGCCGCCGCCACTCGTCTATGTTTCGGACTATGTACTTCTCTGTGTTGTCGGCAAAATCCCGGTATATGAGCCCTTCGGCCACACACCGCTCACCTAATATGTCCCGGCGATACCACACACTGTGTACATCGTACTGACTCTTTATCTCTGCCTTGCGCTCATCCGATATGGACAGGTTGTCGTCGATGGTGAAATGCTGATACTGATACCCGCCCACATAATCTGTCCTGTACCTGTCTATGTAGTCAGAATATATAGGATGATGAGGATTACAGGGGTTAAGATCCCACAACACAAGAGGATCGAGCGCTGCCGCCTGGCGGCCAAAGGCCACCTTGATAAACGATACCCGGCTGTCCTCATTGTCATAATGCTCGTTTATCTCCGTCGCTATCCACAGGCCGTAAGAGTTACCCAGTATTCGCTTATAGCTGTCGGCCTTGCCGCCTCCGGCAAAGACTACGATCTTTTCCCCTGTCTGCGAGTTTATAAAAAGCGCCTCATTGCTCTTGTACTTTCCCCATTTGCACCGTCCCCGAAACAGGTTTTCAAGGCCGAAGCCGTTGCAGACGCCTATATTGAGCTTCGCGTTTCCTATGGTCGATCCCGTGGCAAGGTGGATTTTGTCCCTGCACTTTTCCAGATACGCCGCCGCGATGATGCAGTGATCTATGGTCTTTCCCGAGCGTATGGCGCCTTCCGCTACGCTCATTTTGTTTTTAAGCGCCTCTTTTATATACTCCTTATGCTTTTCAGCAAAGGGCGCCCATTCAATGGTTTGAGTTACCATTTTCTCACCTCAGCATATCCGCCAGCGCGGAGAGGTCTTCAACATCGGCTCCCGCTCCGCCGTCAGCTCCCATCATATCCACATAGCATTGTACAAGGCGCCGGAAGTCTGCGTTGCTTAGCTCGTTTGCCCTGATCCTTCGGGCTATCTGCGCGTATATCTCCTGCTTTATCTCGACCTGAAGCACGCCAATATCCGCTACCACATCTGTGGTTTTTTCGATGATCTTTTGTTGTACGGCAGTGGTAATTACTTTCTCCCGGAGATCCTTTTCTTTTTTCCAGGACTCCCTGTCCGCTCTGGCTTTGAGAGTGTTAAATGACACATTGTATTTCTTCGCAAGGCCGCGATAGCTTCCGCCGCCGTTTAAGTAATCTTCTCTTATTTTTATCCAGTCGGCCATATGTATAACCGCCTTTCCGCCCGGCCGTCTTTTCTCTCACTTTGACATTACCATAAAATAAACAAAAAAATCCCCTTCCAAGGGGAGATGTGCATATGCACCTAATGTGATATAAAGAAAGCCCCCGGGATCACTCCCAGGGGCTTCTTTTTCCTGTATTTACCCACGGATCGTCCGTCCGGCCTATGAGATAATCGACGCTCACATCAAACTCCTCGGCAATGGCCAGCACTGACCCTATCTCTATCTTCCGCCAGTTTACCTCATCCCGCTCATACCGCCTTATGGTATCTGAGGGGAGCCCGCAAAGCTGACTTAGCGCCTCCCTGCTCCGGTGCCGTCTCTCTCTCAGCTTACGCACCCGCTCGGCAAAAACAGTCATTTATCGCTCCTCAAATCAAAATATCGTATTCATCGTCCAGCGTCCTTTGATAGTCCGCTATGCTGGCGTAGTCTTGCGCCACAGCATCGGAGCGTTCGTTCACATACATCCAAACGCGCTGTATCGTATTTATCCATTTTCTCCTCCTATCAATTCGGGGTTATCGTGTACATTGCCGATAACCTCTAAATCAACGCCGTTGATGTTGGAATGAAAATCAACGCAAAAACCGTCTGCGTTTACAAGAAATCCGCCGTCCTCTTCTTCCCTTTCTGCATAACATTCGCATCTGTCGTATTCTGTTGTCTCAAGAATATAGTCCACGTTGTCTTTCACTAAAAAATATACGCATATATGAGTTAATGCTTCTTGATAGGTCGGGTGCTTCCTAACGGTGCAGAAGAAGCGGCAAGTCTTACAACATTCGGCCATCGTTACCGCTCCCTCTGATCTGCGTGTGCGCCAAGAACTTGGTGCATTTTATAGAAACCTCTGTAATGCCGCCCTTTACAATTTGGCTCTTAACACGCTCACAATCTTTCAAATACTGTTCCTTGTATTGACACACATCTTCCTTGCAACAGCAATTACACTTATAGCTTGTGTTCATCATTACTCCTCCTTTCTCCGTAACTGCAAAAATCGTTTTCTTGGAACCAAACAGGAATTCGATTTTCTTCCCAATATAGGTGCCGCATACAGCTTGAGCCGCAATTTATGCCGACATCGCCGGTAACGCCTAAAGGAAGTTTCCTTTCTTCTTCGGTGTATGCTCTTCTCATTCCATCATCAAGCAATATGTGTTTTGGCATAAACCACTTGCACTCCCCACACCTAACAACCTCCGGTCGCTCTTTCAACTCCCTGACAGCGTTCATAAGTTCGCCGATAATCGGAGCCTCGTACATCATCAGTTCCGCCCGCCGGATGAGGTCATCATAGTATTCGCTCGTTTTCACTTCCCTTTCCTCCTTGCTATCACCTTCCCTTTTCTCCCTCACTCACCGAGAGGTACCTCTCTGAGCACCTTTATCCGCTTTGCCCGCACCTTGCCTCGCGACAGTCTCGGCACGATTATATCCGCGTTGTCTGCCTCGACCTCAAGTATCGCGAGATCATCCCACGCTTTGCCGTAGTCGATCGCCCACTGCATTGTCGCTATATGCAGCCCAAATCCGCAATCTGTTTCTACATCCTCGTCGGCTTCTTCTTCGTAAACCTTCCCGACCTTGTAAATAAAACTCCTGTCATAATCGGAGGTATACGCCGATCCTGTTTTGTGTACAGCCTTATACCATATCGATTTTTCTCCGTCGGTGCGGACGGAATAAAACTTGACAAAATTTTCAACGCCGGCGGTAGGATATATAGCCCTCGCCTCTCCGTTAACAGCCACGCTTTTCCCGTTGTATATGCACCCCTGTGCATACCCGTTTAAATCGACACTGCTGTTGTCCCAAGCCACAACACTGCTGGTGCCCCAAGCCACAACACTGCTGTTGCCATAAGCCACGACACTGCTGGCGTCCCAAGCCACGACACTGCTGTTGTCCCAAGCCACAACTCTGCTGTTGTCCCGAGCCACAACACTGCTGGTGCCCCAAGCCTCGACACTGCTGTTGCCCCGAGCATCGACACTGCTGTTGTCCCAAGCCACAACACTGCTGTTGCCCCAAGCCACAACTCTGCTGTTGTCCCGAGCCACAACACTGCTGTTGCCCAAAGC